AAAGCATCTGGAAACTGAAACAACTGATCGAGGAACTTAACATTCCATTCCCCTTGATTCAGGGTGATATAACCGTTTTCGAACCGGCCCTGTAAGGCCCACATCACCCTGTCAGTCTTTTTCTTGTTTCCGTGCGTTAATTCCTCAACTCTGAAAAAGGTGCCATACCGCTTCATCAAATCAGAAAGCGGCGACATTACTGCTTGTTTGGCGATTCCTTTTTCGATTCCGACGCTAACAGGTCGATAGTCACGGACGGCTTGAAAAATCTTCGTAGCCGTCTCATCAAGGCCCCAGCGACCGTAGATAATGTTTTCCACAAACCAGCCATTTTCATTCACCTTTGCGACCGCAATCGCGGTATCGTCTAGCTTTGTGTTTTTGGTTCGTTTCTTGTTTACGTCCTCGAAGCCAGCTAGGTCAACGGCAATATAGTAATCGCCCTCTTCCGGGCTTTCGCCAAACCTAACCCAATCTTCCTTAAACATTTCCGAGCCTCTAGCTTCAAAAGAAGCCATAAACTCTTGCCTAAAAGCGTAACTAGACATTGATTTCTTGGCGATGTCAATTTCGCCTGAATCAAGCATAGAGTTATCATAACTCGTAAAGTGCCACGCCTTGTAAGTCTCGTCATCCCCTAGTTCTGCATATTTGTAAAGTTCGTAAAAGTGATTACGCCCCATCGGCGTACCAATAAACAATGCCTCACCCTTCTGATCCGCAAGGGCAGGTCTGAGGATTTGCTCCCAGACATCGGGTTTCATATCGGCGTATTCGTCCATAACAAGGTATTTCAAGGACACACCGCGCATGGTTTCGGGTCTATCGGCACCTTTCAGGCTAATCGTGGCACCGTTGACCAGTTTGATCTGAAGATTGTTGATGTGCGAGCCAGCAATCACGGGATGGCCTAATTCCATCAGGGTTTGCCACATAATGTCACGCGCCTGCCCCTGGGTCGGGGCTACATAGAAAACATGGCCCTTATCGGCTTGAAGGCCGTTAATAATTAATAGCCAAGCGGCTAATCGGGACTTTCCAGTACGTCTGCCTGCGGCAACCACCTTAAAACGGGTAGGATCAGCAAAAACATCCTGCTGCCACGACAAAAGACTGACGTTTAAGTCGGTCATTCCTTTTTGCCCAAAAATAGACCAAACGCACCAGTTAAGGCCCCTGTCATGACCGAAACTAGCGCCGCTTGTTCAGGATTGGGGTCAGGTAGGGACATAAACCACTCTACAGTGCGATAGGTCATGCCAATCATTGCAAACATTAGCAATCTTGGGATTATTCGCCATGCGTTTAGCTGTTCAGGGGTCATACGAAGTTCACCAGTGACGGGGACATCTCAAGTAAATCAAACGTCACCACAAACTCCATATCTGAAGAGGCTTCAGTCTGTGCTTTAACGACTTCTCCTTCGTGAAGAACGAACATCGGGCCGCCGCCTGCGTCTAGGGTTAGCCTGTTACCACCGGTTATGCTTTCCCCATCATAAATATCTACGCGATTACTGCCATCTGATTCAGCAAAGTGCAAAGACGCCGTTTTTGCAGAACCTGCGTGATTAGCAATAAAAACATAGTAAACAATGGCGTGAAAGCCGGTAGGAACGGTAAACACCGTTGTTTCCGTAGCGTCCGTCAGGTTTATGTGCTTGGTATATAACATCAGTACACCCACGATACGGGTTGAGAGTCCCGTATATCAACATGAATAAAGGTTTTTGCTACGCCAATGCCCGAAAAACCCATTTCGAAGGCGTAATTAAGCAAAATAAAGCGTTCAGCGCCGTTATTGACCTTAATATCCGCCGCAATGCCTTGAGTATGGGTGCCGGGTCTTTCTTTTTTGGCTTCTATCGAGTGCTTGGGATCGCGGTAGCCAGAGGTAATCGTAAACGGAAAGCCACATTTGGCCCGTAATTCGTCCAAACGCTCCAAAAATAGGGGGTTCATTTCGTTATTGCCGGTTTCTTGGCAGTCAAACTCTTCAATCTTGAAGTATCTCACCGGAATCCCCGTCAATAGTGGTTTGATTAATGTTTGTAGGCTCTGATTGGGCAATTTCAGCGCCACCAACACCCGTGATATTGATTTGGATAGCGGATTTGCCCCCGTTTTGGACAATATCCTTTTCAAACGCGGCTACAGGCAGGATTCTATCCATCACCAGTTTCCATGCCGCAGCCTGATTCTTATGGTCATCATCCATCGCGGCATTAAAGATAGAGTCCAAGACCTTACGAGACTTGGGAGAGGCCAACATACGGGCTTTGTATTCGTTGATAATGCCCGCATCACCCTTGGGACGGCCTACTTTCTTCCTTCCGCCAGCAGAATTGTGCCTTTTGGCACTTTTGGCCGCGATTTCAGCCTTTGTAGGCCCGCCACGGCGTCTAGGGGGTTCTTCAGCGTTTGTAAGGTTATCGCTAGGATCAATATCCATGCGGCCTCCAAGGTTAGTGGTTACTTACAAGGATTGCGCTGCCCTTGCCTAAAGAAGTGGCACAAACTCAATTACAGCCACTCGACGCGCCAAGGCAACGCGCGAGTCCAGCATGGCTCTGGCAGCTGAAAAATTCCGCTATAACCTTTTCTTTCAATCCACCACCTGTCTGTAAAACTTAATACGCCGGATTCCTTTAACCTTTTCATTTTTGCCCAAGCATCTTGAAACTCATCAAAGACTTCATGGTCATGCCATTCTTTTACATCCCATGTTTTTTTGTCTTCTGGATCGTAATAATCCTTAACGACCCTGTACTGGTTAACCTTTTCCATTAAAAACCCCTTTACGAATACTTTTTCTGTATCATTTTAAATATGGCGTAGATCGTCAGCACATAAAACGCCAGCACAGACATCGGGATGCCAATATACACCAACTCCCAAGGCGATAAGAATAATATCTCCCAGGTAAAGTCTATCGCAGACTCTACATCGCTTTGAACAGGGCAGTCATCCATTACTGGGCGGTCTGCTTCTTTTCTTCTTCAAGATACAAATCAGACAATATCTCTTCGTCCCTTGAATGCCCATACTGCCAAAGCCAGCTTTTCACTTCTTGCCGGCTTGCCTTCCCCGGCTTGCCGTAATAAAAGTTAATCGCTTTGCGTAACCTATCACTGACAATAAAACGAACTGCCAGCGTAGGCGGCTGCATTATTTGCCCATCATAATGACAGAATAGCCACCCATCTTGGGCATTTCAGTCTCTTCAGGAGAAGATTTAGCATCATAAGGCGTAGAAAAGCCCGCATCCTGCATAGCTTTGATCTTTGCCTTGGACTTCTCGCACATTGAATAATAATCAATGGACTTGTACTCAACTGTATGGTCTTCAGCCATGACTCTTTCCTCAAAATTAATATATAGTTTAGCCCGCCTTTCCCTCCCTATCCTATACAAGTATTTGAGGAATGCAATACCTTTTGATTTCGGCTTTTTTTGTGGATGGGTGGGTACAATAATAATAACGACACAGCTACCCCCCTCCCCCCCCATGTTACTTGTTCCTGACAAGTAAGTTACTTGCTTGCGACAAGTAAGTTGTTAGTGAGTGCTAACTGACAAGATACTTGTTCACGACAAGTAAGTTACTTGTTCCGAACAAGGAAGATACTTGTTTGCAACAAGCAAGTTGGAAAGTGAAAGTGTGAGTGCCGATATGGCACCCAATACCCCAACCGACCAACAAAACAATATTCCGAAATCATCTAACCCGCCTGGCGCTAATGCCATTTGGGTCTAATCAAAATCGCATAAGACGGATACCTTGATATAGCGAATCGGTATCGGATATTGCTTGCACTATATATATGTATAGACAACAATCTTTGGCGAAGTTTTCAAACATTCAATGAAAGGGGAATGACAATGAAACCATCAGAGTATTTAACTGACGCGTATGTTGAAATGGTTGGGCAATTATTTGGTGACGTTTACCAAGACTGCGCGCCATGTGCAATGGAATTGATGATGTCGCACGGCCATTTGATGAATGATTATCAACGTAAGGCATTATCTGCCTTCATTGAGTTCTGGGATGCGTTAGAGGAACTTGAAGATCGCACAGAATCCACCAACGAAAACCTGTTCCGACGATAAGGGGAAAACAATGTCAAATGAACTTAGCGGTGGCGCTACCTACGAACCAGTAGACGGTCAGACCTACAAAGGCCAACAAGTCTACATTTTCAAAGATCCTTGCGAAACGATGGTTGACCGGTCTGAGGTTAGCTTGCAAGGCGCAAAGTTTATCGTTTGCGACCCCATCTCATGCAATACGCTGGAAGATATAACGGTACTGCCAGAAAGCTATGATTTATTGAAACCACGCATTGGCGAATGGCACTGGCAGAACTGGGTTTTTGATGGCGGTTCAGAATTGCAATTTGGTGGCGAATGGATTGAGCCATCTAACAGATAGGGGCATGCACAAACTCACAGCCCGCACCGGATGATGCCGTGCGGGTTTTCTAGGTAGTAGCACCAACACAACGAAAGGGGAAACCATGAACGCACAAACCAAATTCCGAACTTACGAGTTCTTGCTAGCCACCTATCTGTTGACCGGCTCCGGTCTGGCCATGCACGGCGCGTACACTATGGACGGCGCCAATATTCTGTTCGGCTGCGGTCTGCTGCTTTTAGCAACAGCGATCTTTGTCGCTATGGTCTTTGAAGTAGACAACGCAAAAGGGGATAAGTAATGAGCGATTTTAAGAGAGTAGTAATCAAACGTGAAACATTGGCGGGCGGATGGCGCGGATGGGTTCACCGCGAGAACGGTCGCATCATCCTTACTACAAAATCATTCGCTGATAGTGAAGTTCAGCGAAATGATTTGGTTAAGGCGTACAAAGAGAATGGGGTTATGCACTCCGTCACTGTTGATATGCGCGGAGAATAGGGTGCTTCACGTCATGCCCCTCACTTGGGGGGCATTGCGGGAATTATCCCATCATCAACTAAGGGGAAAAACTATGTCTGTTAAATCTAATGTTTTGTCTGTTGTTAAGTCTTTAGAGTCTGAGTCTGCATTTTGCGAAATGTGTGATGCAATCCACGAAGATACCGAATCCGGTGAGTGTGTGTGCGGTGAAGAACTGCGTCCGATGTCCGGCTTTGATTGGTTACATGATGCGCTAGACATTGAATGGGTTCTAAACAATGACCGCACCATCAAAGGCGCGCGTATTCTGGTGGCATTTGGCGGGCCAAATATCTGGGTTAACACTACCGACAACACCGTGGAAGGCCACTGGTGGGGAAGTTCTCACATTGAGCGGTTCGATGATTGCATTGGCTTGGCCGATGCTGTTGAAGAACTATTCAACTGTTAAAAGACTTGTTAAACTTTGCGAAGCCTCGCCACTATCGACGGGGCATTTTCAACAAAGAGAGAGGGAAACCATGAACTCATTCAGTGAGAAATTCATCAGCGCCTGCTGCCCGCACCTGTTGGCAAGTGAGGTTAGCGCCGTTTACAGCCACATATATGACACGTTCCCAAGCCTGGATTTAGTCCACGCCGGAGACGTTCGGACGATTGCGCGGCAGTTGTTTCCAGAAGTTCAAGAAACGCCGCCCGAACCGGCATCTACCAGCGCCAATGTTTACGATTTGAGTCTGGATTCGGTGCAGATGTTCAGCATATCTGATCTTTCATTTACGCGAGGCAAAAACCGCAAAACTCCGCCGATATTTAACGTCAACGAGGTCACAATCTGGCGCTGGATAAGAAAGGGGATATTTCCCAAGCCCGTGAAGATTGGGGGAAAGCGCTTCTGGAAAGCAAGAGACATCGCGAAACTTATTCAACAGCAGGCTTCGCCTGGCAAGCTCACTGATTTTGAGTCGGATCCCGTCATGTCATCGGCTGACATTGATCGCGTGAACTCACTGCGACTGGCTGAAGCATTGGCAGATTTAGAGGCAGGCCAAAAAATGTTAAGAAAGATCCGAAACCCATCTGATGATGTGGCGATGGCACTGCGCGATCTTGGGATGGTTATCGAACTTTTAGGGGGTGGAGAATGAATAGCAACGAAAGGTTTGAGATATTGAGCGATGTTGAGTGGTCTATTCGACGAGCAAAAGAATTGCACGAGACGACTCTGCTGGATTTGCAAAAGGCCATAGCGCAAAACGACCGATCCAGCGAGGGATACTTGCGCGGCAAAGAGTGCGGCATTGACTCAATTCTAGTACATCTGGAAATGCTACAGAAAACCATTAAGGCGGGGGTGTGATATGGGAATCTCTACACTTTACGACCGCGTTCACACGTTCGACTGTGAACTGGACGCGGATTTCATCACGCTGGACTGTCAGGTGTCTTTCCGCGTAGATGCCGGAGAAAATGGCGTGGTACCGCAGACCATCGAGCTGGTAAGGGTAACGACCCGCATCGCTGGCGCTGGTGAAGTGGACATAAGTAACGCCATTAATTACGACTTCGTTATGCGCTTATGTCAGGACGAACTAGAAGGCGCTGACGTTTGCGCGGCGGATTATCACTAACTATCCAAAACTCAACAAAGGGTATAGACTTCTGACTGTCTGACGCGATCCCCTCGCGTGTTGAGCGGGTTCCTGGCGGCCCCTGTAGACCAAATTGCCGCCATTCCTTCCTGAGAGGCCATTATGTACACCTACAAGGCCCGAATATCCCGAATAATCGACGGCGACAGCGTAGTCTGTGACATTGACTGCGGGTTTGACATCGCCCTGAACAATCAGAACGTGCGGCTGTACGCTATAGACACCGCGGAGACGCGAGGCGGCACCGTAGAGACAAAAGCGCTTGGCAACTTAGCCAAGGACTATCTGAAAAACGAACTGCCAGAAGGCTGCACAGTGATGCTCAGGACGTATATCGACAAACGCGGGAAGTTCGGCAGGGTGCTGGCTTCGATCTATAAACAGGAAGGTGACGGTTTCCAGACCAGAAGCCTGAATACCGCGCTGTTAGATATGAGGTTAGCCGTTGAGTATCATGGCCAATCAAAAGCGGAAGTGATGGCACAACACTTAGAAAACGTGAAGTACCATCAGGATTTAGGAAACATTCCCCGCCAGGATGTACAGCGAGATAGCTGACACGAGAAGCAAGGGCGGCAACCATTCCGGTATCTGGTCAAGCCAGCCGCCCCGATCTTTTTTCACTCTGGCGAAGTTGTGACGGTGGTGGGGAAGTCGTCGATCAGCGCTTCGATGTTATCCATCGCTTGCGCGGCACTAATAGTTTCGCCGCCAGTTTCGGCAGTAGAATCAACGTGTACCCGCTCCACCATTGGCTTGCCTTTGGCATCCTTGCGATAAGGAATACCGTTGGCATCCAGAACGCGCATCAACTTAGGTGCGGTGTAGGCTTTGAACATATCACCTAGCTCGCGCCAGTAAACGTATTTGTCAGACATAAAATTACCTCAAAAAAAGCCCCAGAAAGGGGACTGGGGCAAAGGTGCCGCTGTCGGAGTCAAGCAGCGACAGGTTGATGTTACCAAGGAATATCATCAGTTTCCTTGGCGGCGGGGGCGGAATCCTTCTTTTCAGGCTTCCAAGTATCACGTTCGGCGTACCATGTACCCTTCTGTGATTCTTTGATGTCGATGTTTATCCACTCGTCATCAGGGTTGGCTTTGACAAAGCCACCGATCCAGCCTTTGAAGTCATCAAGTTTGATAGACATCTTGGCTTTCACCCATTCTGGGGCATTATCATTAGGTTTCTTAATGATCATGCCGTTTACAAAATCTCGGTCGTCGCTCATGCAGCCTCCTTCCTGGCTTGTGCAAATTCGTCAGACTTGAGGAACGCTCGCTCCTCAGTGGTAAATACGCCGCCCTTTGTCGGGGCAACCCATAAGGCTTCTTTTATCTCGTTGGACAACTCAAGCCATATTTGTGCAACTCCGGCAACATCGCCGGTTTTGATGTACTCCTTGATGAAGTAGATGGAATCGAAGTTCTCCCTAGCCACATCGTTATGCTTCAGGATCGGCTCCATCGCATCCTTCACCGAACCGTGTGCAATCGCTGTGGATACTTCATCGGCGCTGGCTATCTCACTGCCGCCAAGGCCCAAGAACGCCAAGGCTCTGCCGACCGCAGACGTTTCGGCATTCTCAAGCGCTGATGTCTTGTTGATCTTGCCGAAGCTACGGTTTTCTTCAGCGTATCCAGTAGCGACGATGCGGTTGTTTGCGTCCCGGATGGCGGCCTTCATCACGACCATTGAATCCTCAGCGCTGATTAGATTGGTTTCGATAGACCAACCCTTAAACTCTGGTGACTTTCTGAAATCATCAATCCTTCTGGCAACAGTTAGGTAAACCTTGCCGTGGATCTCTACCTCACCTTTGTTCTTATCGGCCATACTCCTCCCTCCTTTGTTGACCTAAACGGATTTTAACGTAAGTTGATGCAAGTTGACAAGCATGGGGATCTTTAAAAAAGGTCAGCAATTTGTTGACAAGCTAAAGCGGCTGATTCAGAGTTGTAGGTTCCGCTCAACGAAAAGGGGGTCAAGTGGAAAACAAAGATGGGCCGTTAGGCTTTAGCCCGTTCGGGGAAAGACGTAAGGAAGTAGAAAGAGAAAGCCCTGCTTCAGTCCTAAACAAGCTATCAAACCTTCCAAAATTTAAGAAAGTAGGCAAGTTCAGATATACCGCCTGCTGCCCAGCCCATGATGACAAAAGCCCCAGCCTGTCGATCACAGACGCAGATGACAAAATCCTTGTGCATTGCTTCTCCGGTTGCACCCAAGACGAAGTGCTGGATGCGTTACGGTCGCAAGGTATGTGGTCGGAGGCTTCCACCAAGTGGGTCAGGACATTTTCGGCTGACGATCTGGACTACATGATGCACTGGTGTCTGGTTTACCACGGCGCTTTCCGAAGGGGCGAGAAGCTACGCGGCATGGACGCCCAAAAACTGCAAGAGTTTGTGAAAGTCTTACAAAATAATTCAGCTTGGCGATACAAGGTCGTTGAGGAGGACGCATATTGTGGATAAAGACGACGAATTAATGAATAAGATAAGAGAGTTCAACGAAGTTAGGCCGCCAATGGCGAGCTACGAGGACTACGAAAGATACTCAGGAGTCAATGGTCATGCACAGCCGATTTCATCGTTAGCCAGATTACAGGCGGCGGCAACCAATCACCGCATCGCAGAGCTTGAGGAGAGGCTCGCTAACGAACGCGAAGTTATCTCAGGCATGATTACCACCGGAACCGTAACGCTCGTCTACGCGCCTTCTGGGGCCGGTAAGACGGTATGGATACTAGGTAGCCTGTTCAAGTCCATCCGGAACAACCTCATCAAAGGCTCAGACGTTATCTATTTCAACGAAGATGACGGGGCTAGGGGCGTGGTTCAGAAGGCAAAGATGGGCCAGAAGCACGGTATGTCGATGATTACCTTAGCCACAAGCCAAGACCCTGGCTTACGCACCACTCAAGATGCCTTGGGGCTGTTGAACATGATACGGCTTGAGGGCCACGCCAATGGCAAGATAGTAATCTGTGACACCTTGAAGAAGTTTGCACCAGTGCTAAACAAAGGCGATATGCGGGACATTCTTCATGTCTTTAGGCAGTTCGCCGCAGCCGGTGGCACAGTCATTCTGCTGGGCCATTGCAATAAGCATCGGTCGTTAGACGGTCGCTTGATCTACGAGGGCGTAGGCGACCTGAAGGCTGACGTTGACAATATGTTTGGGCTTGACCCCCTGAATGACAAGTTCGCTGACCATCAAGAGCTTCTGGTCATCAACGAGAAAGATCGTAGCCAGATTTCATTTTCCGGCGGGTTCCGATACAAGCAGACAAAAGAAACCGTTGGCTACGAAGAGTCGGTGGATTCTGTCGAGTTCCTTGATGAAGATGACATCAGCGACCTGAAGAAGAAGCAGATGGCGCAGATCAATGTCGCCAAGGCATTCGCCAAGTACGAGGATGAGGTCTTATTTCTTGAGTCAATAATGAAGGGGGGCGAAGAATATAGTCAGGCCGAGCTATTCAGGCTGTTGGCAGACGAACATTTGAACCCCAACGAATGCACCAAAAAGACTCTGCGGAACTGCATGGATCTGCTTAGGAACAATATGTTGAAACTTCGTAGAAATCCATCAAACAACGCAAAGAATTACCGTTGGCAGGGGGAAAGCTGGTGAGAAAAAAACTTCAACAAAAACAAGAATATGCCCACATTGCCCACTCTGCCCCTGTTTTAGGGGGCCGGCCCCCCAGAAGTGGGGCCAAGTGGGCCAAGTGGGCATATTCTTGATTTCATTGACATTTTTATTTGGGCCAAAAATCAATGAAAGTTTTGGATTTATTTAGTGGGATTGGGGGTTTTGCCCTTGGCTTGGAGGCCGTTGGATTTGAAACCGTGGCCTTCTGCGAGATTGATCCTTACGCGCAGAAGGTTCTGAAAAAGAACTGGCCGGGAGTGCCAATATATGACGATGTCAGACGAATCACAGCAGACAGACTTATTTCAGACGGAATTAGAGTCGATGTCATCACGGGAGGATTCCCATGCCAAGACATCTCAACCGCTGGCAGACAGGCAGGCATTGATGGCGAACGCAGTGGATTATGGTCAGAATGCTCCCGTCTACTTGGGGACATTCGACCCCGATATGCCATCTTTGAAAACGTCACAAACCTGCTTTCTGGAAACGGGGGAGATTGGTTTAAGCGAGTTTTATGGGACATTTCCTCGGTCGGGTACGATGCGGAGTGGCACTGTATACCAGCTTCCGCGATTGGCGCCTACCACCACAGAGATCGGGTCTGGATTGTGGCCTACCCCAACAGCGACAGCGAACCAGGGATCACCCTCAATGCAGGAGAGATACACCAGACCGCACTTTTGGAGAACACCGGCAGCCTCAAACGGGAGCCAAGGAGCGAAGAGCAAGGAGTTTTACGAGAAGTGCAAGAAAACGGGGCAGTCTTCGATCAATTTAGTGGGCGAAGTGAGACATACCCTCTGGCCGACACCGCGAGCGCGGGATTACAAGGGGGCCAGGAAGCCGGAAACAATGGCAAAGACCGGCAGGAACCCAGACACCAACTCATTACCGGACTCAGTGGAGTTCAAGGGGGAGTCTGGGCGACTGAACCCAACGTGGGTCGAGTGGCTAATGGGGTTCCCGCTAGGTCACACAGACTTAGATGCTTAGGTAACGCGGTCGTGCCACAAATACCGGAGTTGATTGGCAGGCAGATCATGGAGGCTGAGCGTGAAAGTCAGGCTTAAAGCGTCAGAAATAGATATGTCTATCCGCATAGCCAAGACGACTTCGCGGATGTCACGTGCCACCGGCTTGCCCAACTTGAGAGTAGACACCTCCAGATCGGATTTAGATGTAGAGATTCTGGGCGTTCAGTCAGAAATGGTCGCCAGAAAGGCGCTAGGGATGAGCTACGGATTTAACGAAATGGGGCCGGACTCGGGTGCTGACATCTTTGTTGACTGCGGCAAAAAAGAGCTGCGGGTACAGGTGAAAGGGGCGTTTACGCCGAATGGCAACCTACTTTTCCCAAAGCATTCAAAGTTTGAATGGCAGGTGGCGATGCTGGTCTGCAAGACAGAAGAGGATGACCTGTTTGATGTCCCTGGGTTCATTGGGGTTAAAAAGGCCCAAGAAGTCATGGTGGAAAAGGACTTAGGGCATGGCGCGGGCTGGTTTGTAGGACGGGAACACCTTAGCTCGCTAGGTGCTTTGATGGAATGGATACAAGAAGAAAGGTTGTCTTAGGGGTAAAGATGGACGGGCATAGATGGATAGTTGATAGCAGGGAAAAGCTCGAATTCTTTTTTGAATTTGCAAAAAACCAACTTAGCCAAGGCAATTACCTGCTGTACTCAATCAAGCCAGCAGGCAGAACTGAGCGGCAGAACAACGCCATGCACCTATGGTTCAGGCAGATGGCCGAGCAGTTGAATGACGCTGGATATTCCAACGTGCATCCCTTCAACGATCAGGTCGAGATACCGTTTACCGAGGGGCTAGTTAAAGAGATGCTGTACAAGCCCATCATTAAGGCCATGTACCAAAAAACGTCTACCACCAAGCTAACCGGCAGGGAACTCAGCGAAGCCGCTGAGGTGCTTGTACGGTGGCTGTCAGAGAAGAAGGGGATATACGTCCCGTTTCCACAAACATTGAAGGATGAGTTATGAAAAATGACGCACAACTGGCCTTGGAGGCCGCAGAATCTATGGCAAAGCGACTAGAGCAGGACGTAGCCATAATGATGGATCTAAGCACCAAGCTACTGAAGGACGTAGACGAGACGCCCCTTGAGATAATCCGCTACGCAGGGCAAAGACAATGCGACTGAAGCGTACACCAGCAGACCATTGGTTTAGCCGATGCGTCAGGATCAGGGCTGACTTTACCTGTCAGGGATGTGGCAAAAAGTACGAAGAAAACAGCATGGGCCTGCACTGTAGCCATTACTTTGGCAGGGCCAAGAAGGGTGTTAGGTACGATGCCATGAACGCTTTTGCCCATTGTTACGGATGTCATCAAAGGTTTGGCAGTAACCCTGATTACTTCTACCGTCATTACGTTGACACCTACGGCGAAGGTGCCTTGGAAATACTGAGGGAAAAGGTAGAGGATATTGACTTAGGCAAACGAATGAACAAGGAAGCCAAGGAAATCGCCAAGCATTACAAAGCAGAAGCCGCCCGTATGGAGAATGACAGGGCGGCGGGTGTAGCAGGGTGGTTAGAGTTCGTTAGTTGGGATTAGCTTCGTTCTGATCTACGCCTTCTTGAACAGCACCATACGTCACTGCCGTCACTGGCGCAGTAAGCCTTCTAGCCCTTCTTTCTAGGTCTGCCTCTTGGCGCTTGCCCGCTCTTCCGGTTCGTTTTGCTTTACCGGAAACAGTGGCCTTGATTAAGTTGAACGCTTTAACCCGTTTTTTCGCTATCTCTACAGCTTCTTTTCTCTTTAGGCCCGCATTTACCATGGCGGCTACATCATGTGCAGCGCCGAAGGTGTTACCTATTGATGCGGATACCAACGCTCCGCCAGCTTTACGGCCCACCTCCGACTGAGGTATTCGTGGATCAATGTTAAAGTTATCCATGAGGTTTTGCCTAAAGACAATCAAAGCTCTTGGGTCATCGGGAAGGTTAATCTTTAGGTCTTTCATCGCTGAGTTTAAGGTAGACAAGTTTTCGAGCAATACAACAGATGACATTGAATCCCCTGCAAGATTCCTCATCGCCTCACCCGCTACCCCAGCAAGCATTTCTGGATCGGCGGAGGATAGGCTTTTGCTGCTTTTGTTGAACTTTTCAAAAGGCTGCATTGCACCGATAGCCTGACTAAGCTGCCTGTTTATTACGCCGTATTCCTCAATCTGCCCCAAGGTGTCGTTTATTTTTGATCGCATCTTTCCAATGGCTCTAAGCGTATTTTGCGTAGCGCCTGCCTGACTTAACTTGGTGGCATCAATCATCTCATCAAGCGCCTTTTTAATTTGATGCGCTTCACGCACAGTGGTTATACCAGACACCGCCTTTAATCTGCTCGGCGTTTCAAAAACACGTTGGTTAGTTTTTTTCCCGAAAATGTCTAACGCTGTGTTTATCGCTCTAGCGGAAGGTGCCATTGTGGGGTTGTCAAAAATAGTGCCTTTCTGCCAGTTCTTCGGCAAAACCAACCTTCCAGAGTTGACATTGAACTGTGGCTTTATGCCTTCTGATTTAAGTATTTCCATTATCGGGTCTAAAGAGCTAGAAATATTGACGCGAGCATCACCAACCGGCCCATCTACGACCAAAGCCTGAAGCCTGCTCCCAAGATCCTTCCGTTTGCCATTCAAGACATTTAACCGCCTTGCAATGGACTCCCCTATCACTTTGGTTGTCTTGTCAGACATGGCAAGAATGTCATTACCCTTTCCTTGCTCAAAGACCTCCACCATCTTCGCCATGCCCTGCTTTGTCGCGTCATTACTATTTGTAATAACTGCGGCGCCTTGCCTGCTAATGCCGTTGTTTACTAAGGCAATCCCTTGGGGGTCATCTACCAGCTTTCCTTTATTATTTAGCTTTACCTCAGCAACGCTTCCGTTGTATTTGAGGTCTGGGTCATTCAGTTGCGCGACTTGAGCCTTTCTAACATCTGCGTCATTCAGCCTGATAACACCTGATCTGGCTGCGCCTGTACCCTTGATTGGCAAACCCACCTCTAGCGCCACTAGCGGTATAGCCGCCGCAACTCCAGCAAGGTTTGGAGATCCCGTAAACTCAAAAGTAATATCTGCCGCGTTATCGCTGACGGTTTCTATAGCCCCAGCAAGAGGAGCAAAAAACTCCCCTATGGCCTGTAGATTTTGTCTTGCCCCCACGGTTTCTGGTGTATATCGCAGAGAAGAGGTTTGTTGAGTTTCTTGGATGTCTCGCACCATTCTGCGAAGTCCGGTGTCAAAGTCCTCACCTCTGGATAACAACGCATCAGCCAAAGTAGCAAGACCAACATATCCAGCCTGAGCGTCAACAAGCAAAGAAGACCCTAACGCCGCCCCAGTTCGCAAAACATCGCCAACCATTGACCCTTTATTTAAGTCTTCTTCGGAAGGCGGCGGCCCTTGCTTGGCACCGTCTTCAAAAGCAGCCATAACTCGGTTGTATTCATCAGGGTCAGTTACAACACTGCTTTGAGATACCGCACCAGGACTTGGCGCCGCTGACGGCGTTTTATCATCAGCAAATGCCGCCATGACGAGGGCGTATTCTTCAGGGTCTGTAACTAAAGAAGACATTATTTTTGCCCCTCTTGCGAGAAGTTGGCTTCAAGCTCATAGCTAAACGGAGTCGGCACAGCAACTCTCTGCCCAGAAGCTACACTGCTTGCAATATTATTTAGATTATAAACTTTAGGCTTGCCATCACTGCCTACGTCATTCGGATCAATATAGTAGAGAACTCCGCCTATTTTTCTGTAATTCGTTCCAGAGCTAGGCTCCCTACCAAGAATGGCATCTTTAAAGTTCTGATAGTGCTGCCTAACCACCCTAAGCTGATCGCCAAAATTTGGCGCAGACGGGTCAAGCGCTGCAATCGCCGACTGCAAGAGATTAATCTCGATATTTGAAACAGAGCCTAACGCTCCGCCTGTTTTTGACTCCTGCCGCATCTTTTTAAGCTCATCAAACGCCAAGCCCGCTTGAATTTGCGTTACAAATCCCTTTACGGATTTTGCATCTGTTGATAGCGGGTTGTATTCAGAAGAAGCAATACCGTATCCAAACTTCCAGTATTCACCTTTGTCATCCATGCCTATTAGCTTGTCAATGGATGCTAAATCGCGATCAACCGCATTTAGCTGATCCCTTAACTGCTCAGTGGTTTCAGCTTGCGGGTCTACAGGCTTTAATGTTTTAAGGGCTTCATCTTCTTTGCCTTGGCCATATAAAACTAACGCGGGGCCAACTGAGTCTCCAAAAATCTCAACTAGCTGGTTTGCTGGCACATTTTCAAAAATTGATTTCTGTTGCCCATCTTCGCCCGGTGGCAAGATAAATGACTTGCTAATATCTCCGCTCTCGCCTTTAGCCCTTTCTTGTGCATAAATGACCTCATCAATAGCCAGCTTTCCACCAACATTCATTATCCGCGAGTCTGTTTTTCCTGCTTCATAGGCATCAATAATCTGCTGGTTTGTGCCGCCTAGTCGCAAGATAGACCCTGTTGCTTCAGTGAGATCAGATAACGGTATTCCTCTCATTGAGGCTTGCGTTATAGCCGCAAGGCCACCTTGCAGGCCACGCTGTGTTGTTGCTTGCTCCTCACTAAGCCGCTTGGCTTTCTCTTGTTCAGCCAGAGTTCTCCCAGCAGCCGCTACTTGCAGCCCTAGCCCTTGGTCTATAGGAATCAGGCCTCTTGCCGCCGTTGCGTAATCCGCAGACGTAGCCATCGGGTCAGTAAGGGGGCCAAGCAGGTCAGTCAGCATACCTTGCCGCTTCCGCAGCGGGCCGCTCATAGCAAAGTCCCTAGCAGTCTGCTCTGCGCTTTGTGCAAACCCTGGAGACGCCAATCTCGCTGCCGATGTAAGTCTTAAAGCCATGGTCTATCTCCTTAAATTTGCGAGTAGTCAACAAGCAGGTAGCCTTCTGCGCCAATGGACACAGCATCGGGCATTACTTGTTCAACCTCTTGAGCAATTACGCCGACAGATGGCGTGTTGCCAGCAAGTCGCTTACCGTCTTCGTTCCAATCCCATGTGTAGACGTTAAATCCATTTGGACTAACGCCTATTTTCTGGATGTTTTCTTTTAAACGAACATCAGAAAACAAACCTTTAACGTAATTAACGGCCTGCGGGCCATACTCAGCAACAAGGTCGCCAACAATTTCACCTATGCCACCTTGCCCGCCTCCAGAACCCTGTATAGCTCCACCCAGTAAGCCAGTGCCGAGCCTACCCATTAGCTCTGCCTGACCGATACCGGCCCCGAGAAGGGCGTCTAGGCCCGCTATAGAGGCTTCGCCGAATAAGCCAGTGCCGTATAGCTGACCACGTTGTGCCAACTGAGAGGCCATTAGGCCACGTTGTAGAGCGTTCTGAGCCTGAGCCTCTGGCAGATACGCCGCACCCAATAGCTGAGTGCCAAGCCGTGCCTGCTGTGCCTGTTCTGCTTGGGCCTGCTGGATAGCCGCCAGTGACGCCCTAGCCTGAGCTTCTTCTTGGGCCTTAGCCAACGCCAACTGCTCTGGTGTGCCACCAAACATAGCCGTTTGGACGCCCAATCGACCCTGGCTAGCCAACCTTTCCTCAAGGGCTAGACGCTGACGCTCTTCTTCAGCAAGTTGTGTAGCCCGTATACGGTCGTAAATGTCCTGCTCACGAGTTGCTCGATCTGCTGTAACAGCATCAAGGAGCGTTTGCGCGCCAGTAAATGCGCCTGATGAAATAGCCTGTTCTGTTGGGCTATAAACAGTCTGGATATTTGGCCCAATCATTGGCCCTGCACCAGTGAACGCACCGCCACCTGCACCACCTGCCGCGCCACCACCAACAAGGCCCGCATTTCTAGCAGCCGCAAACTCTTGGTTAGTAACAACCCCGTCATTGTTAATATCAAAGCCGCGCATACGAGAGAAGTCTTGATTAGCTATGGCTTGCTCTCGGGTTAGGTTGGGGTTTTGCTCCATCAACTGATTGATTCGGTCTGCTCTGCTCATTTCGGCAAACGATCCGGGGGCAGGTATGCCTACGCCAAGGCTAGTACCCGTGCCTGTCGTAAC